TAAAACTAGATATTTGTTTAAATATTTCTGTAACTTGTGCTAAGTCTCCGCCATTTTCTGCTATATTTTCTAGTTGACCTGCGTCTGTCTTTGGGTCTCCTGTAGAGTTCTGTGCTAACCAATCTGCTACAGTTTGTTCACCTATAATTGCTGAAGCTAAAGAACCAAGGCCTCTTTGTTCTGCTCCTAATCGTTGTTTATTTATATTTATAACGCCATTTAAGGAAGTTCGTAATCCTTCTCCGTTAGCAAAACTTACTGGGTCTAAAGGGTCAGAACTTCTAAATTTAGTTAGTGGAGCTAAAATACCGTCGCTTGATCGCCTCATTAACAAACTTATATTGCCATTTGCATCGACTACAATTCTTTCTGGTGTGGCTTTTTTTCTTTGTCTTTTTTCTCGTCTACCTTCACCTGCTTCTACATAATTACTAAAAATAGCGCTAGAACCTAGCATATTCATTACTAAATCATTGTTCTTTATACCAAAGCTACCATCTTCGTTTTGTATTAAATCACTTCCTTTTAGATCAACATTGCCGTTATTGTCTATCTTTATACCAGTCATATCAAAAAAATTGGCTTCGTCTATATTTAAAAATTTATCGCTGGTTGCATCTGTTGCATTACCATCAATATATTGCGCTATCTTTTCAAAATTAAGAACTCTGCCGTCTTGAGACCTTTCTATATTGGCATCTAATATATTATTAGCTGTTTGTAAGTCACGTAGATTGTAAGACATATTACACCAAAAACGCCGCTAGTATTGACGCTCCCATACCCATCATTGAAGATGCATATTGAGCTTTAGCTTGTTTATATGCGCCTCTTCTTTGCACTGCCCCCTGGGCAGCTGTGCCTAGCCCCTCTAAAGCTCTAGCATTAACGCCTTGTCCAATGCCGATAAGTTCTTGCATTAGAGCTTGGTTTACTTCTCTTTGTTGCACTCTAGCGTTATTTACCGTGTTTGCCATAGCTAATTGACTGCCACGTTGGGCTGTTCTTTGTTGTTCTTGTAGTTGTGCAGCAGATAAACCAGCGCCACCATATCTTTCTAAGTTTCTTTGTTGTACGCCTTCAGCTATTCGTGCTTGAGTAGCTGCATTTTCTCTAGCTCTATCTACAAGAGTAGTGTCCTCTGTCATACCTAGTAACCTTTTTTCAAACTCTCTAAAGTTACCTATATAATCGTTATAGTCTTGTCTAAGAATATCTGCGTATATTTTATCTGGATCAGCAGAACTAGCTTGGTTTTTAGCTTCTTGTGCATAATCCCGCGCTACTCTTACGCCATAACCACCTAAATTACCTAAACCTATCATCCTGAAAAAGGCCCTCCAAAAAATGCACCAAGTGTGCTGCTTCTTGTTTTTAATAAGTCATCTTTTATAGATGCGTCATCTATAGTTGTACCCTGTTTTGTTGCGTAATTTAAGTTAGCTGTTTGAGCGGCACGGTATTGTTTTACGTTTTCCGCACCTTGTTTGCCTAGAATAGTAGCGGCATTAATCATACCTTGTGATCGTGTTTGTTTAGCAGCTGCTCTGTTAAGTGTGTCCGTAGTGGCAATCCTAGAAGCTTGAGATAAACCACTTGCAGTAGTAGACGCCATTTGGTTAGCCATTTTTATACCTGATACTTGGTCAGACCTTGCCGCAGTTAGACCTTGTCTTGTACCTTGTAAAGATTGTGCAGCTGCAGCAGATGTCAAATCAGCTTGTGCATCTACAGACATCATTGCTCGCCTATTTGGATTAGCAGTAAGTGTTTGATAAGTGTCAGCCTGAGCTCTACCTTCTGCCACATTCATTAGGGCACCTTCGTCCCTAAAACTTTGTTCTGTAAATTGTTTTAGTTTAGGTAAGTAGTTTTCTCTATAAAATTGTTTATCCTGCATAGCTATAGCAGCATTCATTTTTTCTACTTCACTGGCCTTATAATCAGGTGCTTTTGGTTTACTCAACTTCTCTCCTGTAAATTCGTGTGTCTAAATTCCATCCGTTCTTAGTTGCGTACGATTCAAACCCAGGGACATTAGACTGCGCTTCTATGTATTTGCAATTAAAACTTTTAGCCACTTTTTCTATCCATTTTTCATGGGCTATCCACTGATGCCCGCCTATTTCATAAGTATACGCTATCCACATATACAATGTCTTGTCTTTTGTATACCTATCTAACTGCAGGGTAAATATTAAAAACCCGGCTGGTGAGGTAAACAAAAACGCATTTTCATTTACACAATCACTGTATACGTCTTCAGGAATGAAAGTTAACTGCGGGTTGTCTTCTAATATCTTCTCTATACCAGGTCTTACTTTGTTCCACGTGGAACGTATGTCAGTAAGTACTGGTTCAACAAAGTCATTAGTAGTCAATCTCCTTTCCGTATTTTCCATAGCGCCTCCTTGGCCTTCCTATTCCTTTGTACTTAACTGTTCTTTTTACTCCAAGGTCTCCGCCTCTTGCGCGTAGTTCTGCTTGGGTTATTTCCATATTAAACTGTGCTAGATATTCTCTAGCTGCATTTACGTCTGTCCACTCTCTACTTGGCATACGTAATAATCTATATAACGCTCCATAGATAATCGCATCTCTGTATTGGTTAGAGATTGTAGTGTCTATGTTGTTTGAAGTCCTGCTAGGTTTTAGTGCCACACTAACAATGACTTGTCTTGACCCACTAGGTACAGGTACTACCCAGAAAGTAGTTGGTGTTTTTTGCAGATACACGTGAGGATTACCGGTTCTGTCTCTCCAGTCTGGGTAGTTTAGCTCTAAACTACGTGGGCTGATAGGGTCCATATCGTTCCCATCTTCGGTCATGTATAAGATTTGGTGTACTTCAGTACCACTGGGTATTTCAAAATCATACTCATACACACCAGAAATGGTGGTAAAAGGGTCCATATCTAATATGTATGCTTTTGATCGTTCACAAAACTCAATGGCAGCGGCCCGTATGTTTTGCTCAACAAGGGTGTCGGGGCACATAGGCACGTAAGGTAAAACTTCTTTTACTAAAGAAGAATACGCTGCCATGGTTACCTACCTTGTGGTTGCGGTGGTGCAGGTATAGCTGGAGCTGCAGCACCTATATTTGCGGTTCTGTCATTGTTCGGGCTAATCATTTCTTGTGCTACCGAACCTTGTCCGATGCAGTTTAAGAATAATTGATAGTGAGTCCCGGCACGTTGTGCGTTACCTGCATACTCTGAATCTTTTTGGTAAGCTCTAAATAATACGTAATCTACAATAGCATTAGCATAAATATCATCTACAGAAATAGTAGATGATGAATTATTTAAATCAGTTGGTGAATTAGAAAACACAATCTCTACGTACGCATTACCAGATACACCTGGATACACGTAAAAGTTTTTTGGGTCATCTTCATCAAATATATAATGTTTTACCACAGTTCCATGTGCTGCATCTCCGCTAACACTTGGATCATTCCAATCTGGCTCTTGTGTATTTAAAATGTCTACATTTACAAGTCTGATTGCTCTTTTGCCGGTAGCACCGCCAGAAGTATCAGACATATTTCTAGTTACTTTAATAAGCCTTAAACCACCACTTGGTAAAGACTGTTTAGTGCCTGCAACTAACTGTACGTTAGAAGTAGTTGCCGAAGACTCTGGTCTATAGTTAACGATTTCTCTTTGCGCATCGTTTATAAACCTTATCAATTCTGCTTCTGGCCATCTAACGCTTGTGTTGTCTTGTAAGATGTCTTTTATTCGAGCTAGTAAGTTAGCCCCTGTCAGTGTCCCTGCCATAATATTACTCCGCTGCTTTCAACTCCTCTATTAGTGCTGATTTCTTTTTGCGTCTATCAAGCTCAATGCCTATGGTACGGCCATATTCTTCTAATTGTACTTTTGTCATAGATTCTAAATCAACAGACTCTTCTGCAACTTCCTCTACTACTTCTTCTACAACTGCTTCCTCTACTACGGGAGCCTCTGCAACTTCTGTACAACCTGCTTGTAAACATAATAATCCTAAGTCATGTCCAACTTGTCTTGGTTCTCCAGCTTTTAAATGTATAACTGCGCCCCATGTTGAAGCTACTGACTTGTCTTCATCTGATACTATCCACATAAATTTACTCCTTAAAAATGGGTGGCTTTAATTAGCCACCCATAAAATATATCACAATTAGTATGCAACATCTAACGC